CCTCGCCGATGGTGTATCCGACTACCGCCGCAGTAGCCATAATGCAGCCGCTGACTGTAGTTGCGACCTCGTCACCGCCGCCGAACGCCAGGATAAGTCCCGACACCAGCGCCGCAACGGATACCCACCACTTGCGGCTTGTGAGTTTTCTCTTCCAGTCGATTTTGTTCATAGTTCGTAAACCTCCTCAGTTATTCGGTAATTCCATAAGTTCGTTGTAAAGGTCAGTGGCGACATCATTGCCGCCAAGAGCATGATAAGCCTTGTACGCCCTGGTGAGCGCTTCCCGGGCATATATCGGGCACCTGCCGCGCTCGGTGTACTTCTCGTGCGACCGGATTATCTCCGCTCTAAGCAGGCACTGCACACCTGCTTCAAGCTGCTCCGTGCGCTCGTCGCGCTTCTGCCTGCGCGCCGCCAGAGTGGTGAACGCCACATTCCCGACTGTCACTGCTGCGCCGATGAGCGCCACTATAATGCTGCTGTCCATTATGTACCCTCCAGTTCGTTTATTCTGGCACGCCAAGCAGCGCGCTCCACAAGCTTATCTGCGTACTCTTCTCGTGTCGCCGCACCCTCCGCAATTTTCGCGGATATGTAATCGGTGTCTGCGAGCTTACGCTTGAGCAGTGATATCTCAGCCTGTGCCGCTATCTGCGCGAGTTCCGGCGCTTTCTCATCATCGGAGCGCAACACCGGAATGCCGTCAACCAGCTTGTAGTTGTAAATCCCATCATCGCCAGTAAGTCCGCGCTCAAGATAATTCCCCTGCGCGTGGTGGAAGCGGTCGCCCTCTCCGCAGTCAATCTCCGTCCATCCGTCACCGCTGATAAACGCGCTGGAATTGATGTCAGTGATTATCCCACCAGAATCTGTTCTGACGTAAACTTTGTATTCGTCCATGTCATTCCTCCTCATAATTCCTTAGATACCGCCAGATAAGCGTTGCTGTCCATAAGCCGCAGCCTGTAAACAGCTCCGGGGGTCTGACCGCTTACCGTGAAAACCACTTGCACCGTGCTGTCCGTCTGCTCTGGTGCTGTAACGCTTGTATAATCTACAACGGTATCTGCACCGCTGATAAGCGACAACCCACTGTGGCTTATCGTTGCAGTAACGCCGCTGCGCATTGCCGCAATTGGCAGCAATGCGTAAACGATTGAGCTAGTAAGCGCATATCCGACGCCTATCGTGCATTTATCAGTGCTTGACGTTGCATTCTGGTGCTTGTAGATAGTAAAGTACCTCTGACACCTGAGCAGTTCCGTCGCCAGGTCGGGCGGAACAAACGGAGTAGCGGCGCTACCAAGTTCCAGCTTTATCCACTTGACTGTATAATGCGTACAATTGGTATTGTTGATTACAATGCGATTAGATGAGTTGTCCCAATCAAACGTGATTTTGTGCACGCCTGGTGCGGAAATATTCAGCGTGCTCTGGACATTTTTGTGCTGCTGTATGCTTATTGCACCATTTATCTCGCTCACCTCAAGCGACAGCGTCACAGTTTTACCGACCAAAGCAGCACCGTACTCCATCGTCTGAGTGAGTATTGCGTCATCGGCACCCAGCGTTCCGTCCACAGAAAGTGACCCGTCATCGTTTACCGTAACTGTGCCGTAATTGTCGCAGTTGTATTTCCAGATACACCATCTGTCCACGGTGTAGGTGTATGCCGATATTCCCGTATATGTGCTCTGCCCACGCTGATTCACCGCAAAATCCGGATTGATGAGCAGATTCGGGTTGCTCAGCCCGTCCCACCCGGACTTCTCCGCCGCAGTAACGTGTATCTCCGTATTCCCGGCGTGTGCTGTAATGGCGGCTCTCGCCACGGAATCCGCACCCGAGCCGCCGGACTGTGCGGAAGTCTTAAAAGGGCACGCGGTGTAATCACTACCTACAAGCTGAACCGAGCCAGTCCCGAGCAGGTACACAGAGCCGCAGGCTCCGTAAATCGCCGCTGCCTGTCCCGCCGGAATGCTGACTACTCCGTCCGCACCTGCCGTGATTCCCGGGACTGCCGCCGCGTAGATTACGTCCGTGCCGTCGTTGCGCAGCCATGCGTTGCTTCCGCCCGAGTAAACTGCCCTGGTTTCTGCGCCTGTAAGCGTTATTGTTTTTGATGTCATACTAATCCTCCGTAAGTACTTTTTTTCCGTTGACGAATAATCCAGCGCTGGATAGCGTCAACGTTCCGCTGAGCTCTATTGTAGAGCCGTGCGCCACATCAAAGCGCGTATTTCCGAGATCGCCCTGCGATAATATCCGCATTGCTTCGCCGTCTGTGCCACCAACGCTTATACTGGCTGTTGTGATATCGCCACGAGTGTATGCGCTCACCTTACCTCCTGAGACCCCGATCATATGCGGTCCATAGGCGTTAACCAGGAATCCGCTGTCGCTTTGAGTGATATATGCGATCCTGGTATCACCCTTGCCTACACACAAACCATTGCTATCAGTCACCGCCCAGTAGTCCGAGCCGGTGGTCTGTAGCTTTTCAATGGTGGATTTACTCGCCTGCTTCTCTGTGGATTCCGCGCGGTTCTCAGAATTCCTGGTCTGCTTCTTGCTTTCGGCTTCGCAGGATATCTTCTCGACAAATCCTCCGGTACAGCTGACGGTGAGCTGCTGCTCCATCACGATCGCAGTCTTTTCCGAGCCGTCAGTATCCAAGACCGTAAACACGTCCCCGGGCTCCAGGATATTTTCCGCCGGCATTTCCAGGGACGCGGCTGAATAGCTCAGACCGCCCAACCTGTTCCAGGCGTATTCCGAGATCGCGACCGTGGCAAACGGGTCGAATACCTCCACGACCCCGTCGGCGTCCTCGTCGTATTCTTTTGAGGTGCCGTCGATGTAAACCTTGGTGTTGCTGTCCTTGTTGAACAGCAGCCCCTTGACGGTATAATCCTCCCCGATATCCAGCGAGTAGCACCGCCCGGATTCCACAGTCTTATCCACCGCAGAATATGTGACGAATTTCAGCACCTCCGATGGCGAAAATCTGGCGTTCGCACCGTGGCTCGCCGCAACATAGCTGATAAGTTCCCGGGCGGTGTAACCGTCCGGAGCCTTTTCAACCGTGATGTTCTCGCAGGTGAAATCCGTCGTGAATCCGCAGCGGTTGCAGATGTATTCCAGCATTGCCTGCATTTTGCAGGGGAACGTCGGAGCGGTCGCCTTGCTGGTGTCTACCCAGCTTATCTTCTTGTCGAGCCTGCCCATCATATCGTAAGCTGTGACCGCTGTCACGCCCTCTTTTGTAACGGCTTCATCGACGTAAAATGTACCGAGTTTCGACCAGGGCAGAACCGGAGCTGTACAACGGTAATACACCTCGATCTTCTTGCCCTTGCCGCCGAACAGCGTGGTCGCCCTGGTCTGGAGCGTAAGCTTGTCGGACAGGCACGCCCCGATCTGGAGCTTGTCGGAAATACTCCGCAGGATATCAATGCTGATGATATCCCCGAGCCAGAGCGTATCCCCTTCCTGCGAGTTGCCATAAACCTTGATGTAGAATCCGAACTGCCGCCCGGAGCCTTGCACCTGCGCAAGATATTCGTCTGAAACTGTCCTCATATCACATCTCCTCGAATATCAGCGAAATGTCGCTGCACATGATGTCCTCGCCGTCCGCATAGAGTATCGGGGTCGGCAGGTCGCCGTCCAGGTGCACTGTCCAGGTCGTGCCGTCAATACTCACACTGAACGATATCGGTGTGATCACCGCCTTGATCTCCTCCCATTTTGACTTCGGCAGGAGAGGGAGCTGCACGGTGATACGCCGTTTGGTGTACTCGGATATGCGGTCAACCACCAGGGAGCCATTCAGCGTCTGGTTTACCGACTGGCTACGGAATGTGTCCGCGATATCCGGCGGCAGCGCGAATTTGCTGACGTCGATATCGCCTATTTTAAGTACCATGGCACCTCCTAGAAATTGAACGGCGATTTACCGGAGCGCTTTGCCATGATATTGCAGTCCCGGACGCACGCCTTGCCTATCGTCATATCGTCGGCAGTGAGCTCAATGGTCATGTCGCCGAACTTATCCTCGAACTTCTCGACCTTGCGCTGTAGCCGGGTTATCGCGTTTATCACGTCCGCAAGATTCGTTTCCGCAGAAGCCGATGTGGTATTCCCGGATACGGCTCCTGTCAGGTCGTTTATCTGGTGCGCAGTTGTGGTATTGCCCAGCACGTCTTTGCCGATGAGGGATTTCAGCGCCGCCGTCTGGTCGTTGTCCCAGATAGTCGGGACATAGCTTGTCACGCTGATGGTCGTGCTGTTCTTCCCTGAAGAAGCGGAAGATTTCTTGCTGGAATCAGTGCTTGCCGGCGTATATGTCTTGAACTCGATCGGAGCGATCTCCGTAGTCGCCGCTGCTCCGGAAGTGCCGCCGGAATAATTCCCGGCAGAGGAACTCCCGGAGCTTCCTCCCCCGGCAGAACTGCCGGACTTCGCGTAGCTAGCGTACTGTGCGCCTATCCAGGCTCCGGGCGTAAATACCTCGCCGCTGGTAGTGTTATCGTCGGCATACCAGTCCGAACGGAGTGTGCCGTTCTCCTCCATCTGCTTCCGGCGTGATTCCGTTTCCTCCACAGTGACCTGGTCCTTGAAATGCTGGTCCCAGTACCAGGATTTTTCCGCAGTGTCGATGATCTCGCCCATTGCCTGGCTCAGAGCCTGTTCGGCGGACATTCCTCCGCGCATGAGCTCGTTCGAGCGCAGTATAACAAGGTTGTCCAGGTTGCCGTATTTGTTTTGCAGGTCGATCTCGTTGATCTCGTCCGCATGGGTCATTTCGTAGAGATTCGCGCCCATCTCCCGGAAGAACGCCCGGAATTTGTCGTACCACTCTGAAAGATGAGTGCCGAATATCCCGTCGATCGCAGAGCACACGCTGGACACTGCGCCTTCGAATGCTTCGCCCCAGCTCTCGATTCCGCCCAGGAAATCGCCGCTGAGGAACTTCGTCAGTCCCTCAAACGCCGGGATAAGCGTCTGGCTGAGAAAATCCGAAACAAATTTCAGAGCGCCGCCCAGCACGTCCGTCAGAATCCCGGCGAGGTCGGAAAGCGCATTCCCCAGCGGCTGGAGCACGGAATTAACCAGTCCCAGCAGCATGCTGACTAAAGGGCCGACAAGTTCCAGTATATCCGCAATCGGGTCTATCAGTTCCAGCACAAGGTCCAGAATCGGCAGCATGATATCCAGCAGGGTTTCCAGCAGCGGCGTGAGAGATTCGAGTATTTCCATCACAGACGGCATAACCCTCTCGATGATCTCCGCCAGCACGGGCATAAGGCTCTCCATCAGCCACTCTAGGAGCTCCTCCACGATCGGGAACAGGTCGTCGGAAAACCACTGGACCAGTTCCGTAAAGATGGGCATGAGGGTAGTGGAAACCAGCTCCGCCAGCGGAGGAAGCACCGTTTCCACAAGCACACCCAGCATTTCGAGCAGCGTCGGTAGTACCTCCGCAAGCTGTGGGAGCACTGTCTGCGCTATCCCGGAGAATGATTCTATTACCGGGTCCATCGCCCGGACAAGCTCCGGCAGAATGGAAGTAACCAGCTCCATCAGCGGCTCTATCATCGGGGCGAGGTCCTCCAGCACCGGAGTTATCGCGTCCAGGAGTTCCGGTATCACCTCGTCAGCCATACCGGAAAGCCCGTCTATGACGTCTGAGATTATCGGGATAAGGCTGTCGCCCAGGGGCTGTATCATCAGCTCCAACTGGCGCTGTAGTCCGCCCAGCGCGTCCGAAAGGGAGCTGTAGTTGACCTCCTTTATCTCGTCCATCGCGCCAGCACAGTCGTAGGCGCTGTTGGAGATATCTCCGAGCGCCTTCACTGCGTCAACACCGAGGTCCTCCCACATGGTTCCGAAGAGATTCACACCGGCTTCATTCTGCTTTATCGGGTCGTCCATCGCGCCGAGCGCGTCAACGATCGTCTTAAACGCCGCCCTCGCCGTTTCGCCGCCCTCAGCGAACTTCGCAGCGACGTCCTCGGCGTCGAAACCCAGCGCTTCAAATCCCTTTTTGGTGGTGTCGGAGCCGTCGATAGCGCGGATAGAGAATTCCTTTACCGCGTCGCCGATCTTGTCGAGATTCCAGGCGCCGTTCTCCGCTCCGTTCGCGAAGATCGTGAACATATCGTCCGCAGAAAGCCCCAGCTTCGCGAACTGCACGGAATACTCGCTGATGTTGTCCAGGAGCTCTCCGGAGTAATTCAGACCGTCCTGTGCGCCCTTTGCGATGTAGTCGTAGGCTTTCTCGGCGGCAATGCCGAAGTTCTCCTGCATTGCCTTAGCAGCCCGGGAGGATTCTGCGACGTCCATGTCGAACGCGTCCTGCAATGCATAGGCGCTCTCTGTGACGTTCTCCAGCGACGCCGCGTCCATCTCGCCGAGATTCTGCGTAATGGTAGATATGGTGTCTGCTATTTCGCCGAAGCTTTCCCCGAAGTGATCGCCGTAAACATTACTGATCACCTCAGCGTATTTATCAGCAGCTTCTGCTCCGGAGCCGGTCGCAGAAGTCACGCGCTTCACAGCCTTGTCAAGGTCGTCCGCGGATTTCACCGCCGCAGTACCGACCGCAGCCGAAACACCGGCGACAGCAGTTGCGGCAACGCCGGCGACCTTTCCTATCTTACTGAGCGCCGCGGTGAGTTTACTGCCGGTCTTTTCCGCGACTTCGTCTGAGGATATGCCGACATTGCTAAGCTCCTCCTGGTAGCCCTGGAGTTCCTGCTCGGTCGCTGCGATCTCTCGCTGGAATTCGCGGTATTCCTCGTCTGGAATGTCGCCGTTTCTGTATGCCTGGTTTACATCTGCTTGGCGTTCCTTGAGGAATTTCAGCTTGTCCCCGGTTTCTGCGATTGCCTTTTTCAGCAGCTCCTTTTTCTGGGCGGATAGGGCTGTGTTCTTACTGTCCTTTTCGAGCAGCTTGTTGACCTCGTCAAGCTCTTCGCCGAGGGATTTGTATGACTTTTCTGTTTCCTCAGATGATTTTCTTGTTTTCTCAGTCGATTGCTCTGTTTGCTCAGTGGTTTTTTTCACCTGTTCGCTGGAACGCTGAGCGGATTCTGATATACCGTCAAGAGCTTCTTCCGTTCGTTCCGCCGACTGCCGGACAAGGTTCTCTGCCTGATTCAGGTCGGTTTCGAGTTGTGAGCTGTCCGCCCTTATCGTATACTGTACGTCCGCATTTTCTGCCATTTGATCACCTCTATTCCTTAGCCTGCGCCAGCAGCATGTTGAACAGCCCGTCCCAGCCATCGCCGCCCTGCGCCTGCCCCGAATCCTTGTTCGGCAGCGCGTACAGCGTTTTCAGCTCCGTGAGCCGCCGGATATGCTCCGCATTGTGCTTATTCGGCGCCGGGATATCCTCAGAGCGGATACGCATTATCTGCTTTATCGGAGTGTTTTCCGGCAGGCCGTGGAACATCGCCAGGAACGCGCACCAGTGCAGCCGCCCACACTCATGAATCAGGTCAATACCGTACACCTGCCGGAACGACGAATATATCTCCTCCGCGTCGAAACCGAAATCCACACACTTCGTCGGCTGCTTCTGCGTTGACAGCCTGCGCTGCGGAGGGGCTATCACTTCGCTCATAAGCTGCTGGAGTACCCGGTTCTGCACTTCGACAGGCGGAGATTTCCGGCAGTCCACCAGCCAGGCAAAGCCGGCTTCCGTCTTTTCCTCCGGCGTGAGGTCAGGGTCGTCCAGGACGTCATAGAACCGCAGCACCCGGTCAAACCACAGCGTCAGCCGGTATTCCTGTCCGTCAACAGCAATGCGGTCGGGGAAAGGTTCGTAAAGCTTCAACGCAGCTTCTTCCCCCTGCGGTAGATTCCCCTGAGCTGCTCACGGCGTCGTTCAAGGCACTCGTTCACACGGGGAAGTATCACGTCGTAGATGTACGGCACTATCGCGACAGACATCTCAATGTAGTTACCCTCGAAAAAATCCACAATGCACCGGGCGTTCTCGCCGCCGAAGCATACCGCAAGAATTCCGCTGACCGCCTTTCCGTACTGCTCATACGCCGCGGAGTAGTCCTTGTCGGAAGCTGCCTTTTTCAGCGACTGCTCGGCGGTGGTGATATCTGTGAGGTTCCTGCGGAGCTCCCCGGCGATGGCATCGATGTCAACGACGAATTCGAGCGTTGCGCCGGTTGTTCCGTCCTCGCTGCGCAGTTCCAGCGTGTCGCGTATTTTCTCGGTTCTCTTTATCTGATACATTCTCTGCTCCTTCCAGAATAGCAAGACCGGAGCGTGCAGCCCCGGTCAGTACGTTTCAACCAGCCTTCTTCTCGCCGGTGTCGTCCAAATCTCCTGTTTCAACGGTGGGCTTTCCGTTCATCGCCATGACAACGGTCACGGAATTCGGCGCAGTGGATTCACCGCCGGCGATGGCTATCTGGGTCAGCGTTACCGGACAAGTGACTATCTGCCCATTGCGGTTCATCTTGATGTCGGTCACGCGTGCCGCGCCGGGGCTCCACTGGATCTTGTCGAGGTAAGCGCACACCGGATCGCTCGCCATGAAGTCGCCCTGGAGCGTGATGGTCGGCGCAAATCCGGTCACGGTGCTGGAGCTGTAGCCGCCGTCGCTGAGGTAGGACGCGGAATACACGCTCTCGTTCAGTGCGTTCGCGCAGTTCTTGAATGCGTTGCACATGGATTTGTAGGTAGCTGTTTCCTCTGCAGGCGTGGTATTGATGAACACCTTGGTTTCGTGATTCAGCTCCACGCCGGCGACCTTAGGTAATGTCTGTGCCATTAATTAATCTCCTTTCAGATTATAACGCGCAGGCTTACGGACAGTGAATATATCCAGAATTCGCCGTCCCTGCCTACGAACAAGGGCTCGCTGCGAACCTCCGCATTAACGGCAGGCGCACCGAGCCCGGCTGTATCGCAGGCGTTAGCTATCTCGCAAAGACAGCCGTAAGCCTGCTCCTGTTTCTTAAATTTTGCCAGAATGTCGAGGGAAAGCGCCGCGCGGCGGTTTTTCAAGTTCAGCGAGGTGAACTCACGGGAACCCGTCACAACCTGCATTGCAATGCTCTCGCCGCCCGAAAGCAGCCCGACGGACACCGGCTGCCCTGCCGTTTTCTCCGCAAAAGCCCGGAAAACCTCGACTGCCTTTGATTGCGCCGTCATTTGTTCAGCTCCTCTCGGAATGCGGCTTCGTATATATCCTGCCATTCATCGCCGTGGTCTGCCTGCGCCCTTTCGCACCAGTGAGAGCCCGCTTTTGGGTGCTTCTGTTTGTCGAATTTCAGCTGTACCTCCGGCGAAAGTTTGACTTTAGTCTGACCCTCCCTTGCCCATGCAAAGCCGGTTTTCGGGTCCACCATGAGCACACCGTGATACAGATACCGTGCATACGGAGTGCTCCACACAAGTTTTCCGTGCAGGATATCGCTGTGGTTATTGGAGCTGTCAATCAGCCCCTCCTGGTCGTCCGGGACATACTTGTTGCAATCCGCAAGTATCTGCTTCGCGGTAATTCCCACCGCCTTATCTGCCGCCGCACGAATATTCATAGCTATCTGAGCGGAATTTATATTCACCGTCACAGGCACAATCCCACCTCCAGGTGATGCAGCTTCTGCTTATCGTAGAGGACTTCGACGGTTTCGACACGGTATCGCTTACCGTCGAATTCGACTATGTACCCCGGCTTGAACTCCACAGTCGGCAGGCTGTTGCGGCAGTCGTAGAAAAGCGTTGCAGTCAGCGTAACAGAACGGTTGTCCGAGGTGATTATCATCTTGCTGGCAGGCTCCACGCGGATATGCGTAAGCTCCGCAAGTTCGACAAGCTCCTGTTCCTGCCAGGAATTCTCCCGGGCTTCGTACAGCTTTGCCGAATGTATCAGCAGAGAACGCGGAATAGGCTTCATATTCTCACCCCTCTGTAAAGCAGCCCGGTGGGCTCCAGCAGCGCCAGAGCCTGGGCGCACAGCGAGTTGACCGCCGAACCTCCGGAACTTCCGGAAGAACCGCCGCCGGAATAGCTGAACTTCCCGAGGGACACCGAGCCGCCGTCCGTGGTTTCGGAAAGCGCCGAAACGCCGCCGTTTTCGAGAATGAACTCAGCCTGGGCGCAGACAGCGCTCTGAGCGGCTGTACGCCACACTTCCGGTGCGGTGGACACCGTATACCCCGAGGGGAATATCTCCCGGTCTACGATTATCTCCGCGCGCCTGAGGGCGGCTGTCAGCTCATTGGTATCAGCCCAGCCGCCCCAGTTCTCGGAGTAATACTCAGCCGTGACCGTCATGCGATGGTAATGTAGCCGACCTTTACCGCCTTTTTGTTGCTGTCCAGGTCGATTATCTCAACGGTGTCACCGACGGCGCAGGTGATCTCAGTAGTGCCGGAAACGAATGCGGTGCCGCTGGTGAAGTCCTCACCCTCGACCGCACGCTTCGCCGGGTTCACACGGTAGCAAAAGCTGTCGGTGGCGCTCTCAGCGACGGTTATCTTGCACTTGCCGGAAGCGAGCTTTCCCTGGGTCAGCGTAAGCACGCCGAGCATGTACACCGCAAGCACTGCCTGCGGACGCAGCACCTTATGATCGTAGACCATACGCCCCTGGACTGCGGAAGCGCCGATGTGCGTGCCGTCCTTGAGATCGTTCAGCGCAACGGGAACCTTCCAGTCATTCACACGGGTGGCAAACTTCGGGTGACCGGCGATGAAAGCAAGTCCGGCGGTGCCGTCGTTCCATTCCAGGACGGTGAAGCCTGCAATCTTGCCGACTGCGCCGGTTTCCTTGACGTTCTCAGCGAGGTTGGAAGCGTCGGTGAACTGGGGGCACTTCAGCAGAGCCGCATAAGTGTCGGGGGTTGCGAGCAGGTAGCGCTTGCCGTCGTTGGGGACGTTAGCCTTGGAAAGCTGCTTGCGGAGATCCACCACAGCGGAATACACCGTAGAAGCGTCCACAACACCAATGCTCACCTTGGTACCGCCTGCGAGCAGGCAGGTCGCGCCGTCGCTGTCGATGGTCTGGGCGCAGGAATAACCAGCGCTGTCAAGGCGCTCTGCGACCAGGTTATCGGGGACGGAAGCGGCGTCGTAGCCGTCGATAAGCTCGTTTACGAACTTGTCCTTTGTGATGGGGAAAGTTTCGTAAGTGGTTACGCCGACGCTCATATCGCCGCCCTTCACGGGGTCATAGTCGCCGACCTTGACCTCCTGATCTCTCACGGGAATCTTGACGGCGCCGGACTTCGGGTCGCCCTCATAGTCATTGTTGAATACCACGCCGTCCTTGAGTACGTTGTCCTGGCGGAGCTTCGCCATAACAAGGGCGGAGTAGCGTTCCTGATGTTCATGCATAAATTAAATCTCCTTTCAGATCTTGATACCGGGGTTCTTTGCGAGGAAAGCTGCTTCTACGCCTGAGCGGGAAGCCCCGCTGTTCCCTCCGGGAACCCCTGTTGTTGCTGACGCTGACGTTCCTGCGAACTGCGGATACTTTTTCAGCACCTCGTCGATTGCCTTTTCAAGCGGCATGTCGTCGCTGACCTTGAGCTGCGCCAGAGCCACCACGTCATCAGCAGTGTCCGGCTTTACGCCCTTTGACGTAGCCAGCAGCTTTGCTTCCAGAGCGGCGGCTTTCTTCTCGGCGGCGTCCGCGCGGTCGGTTTCCGCCTTGATAGCTTCCGCGGACTTCTGCTCTGCGGATTTCTGGTCGTCCTGCCACTTGTAGAATGCTTCCAGCTCGTCCTTACTGGGAAGCCCCTTGCGCTCGCGCTGAACGCGAGCTTTTATGAGGTCATTCACCTCGTCCTGCGTAAATGTTTTTGCCGCCCCCTGCGCAGGCTCGGGCGTAGATACGTTAGGATCACCTCCACCGCTTAAAGCAGCGGTCTGCTCCTGTGTGGTGTGGGTTGTCTGTTCGTCTGCCATTGTTACCTCCGTTTATAGCCTGTCGGCTGTTATTCCGTGCGGCTTTTAGTGTCGTCAGCGTGTTTCGGACAATAAAAAAGCGCCCCCGTCGGAGCGCTTGGTTATTGGAATGGAAAAGCACCCTGTTTGGTGCAGGGTGCTTATATCATATCAGGGTTGTTAAGCGGAGGAAGCTTCTTGACTTCCTCAAACGCCTTTTTCACATCATCAGGAGCGTCGTCACGAAGGAACATGCCGTGCTTGCCCTTGGGACAGTAAAGATACGGCGTGATTTTTTCTATGAGTTCGCTCTCGCGCTTAGGCATTACAATTCTCATCGTGTACCTCCTTTCAGCATTTCTTTAACACGATATTCGGTGTAAACCTCATCATATTGCCCGGTCACGAATGACCTAGTGGCATACCCACTTATATTATAAATATTATACCCACTATCCTGCAATTTGTCAAGCTTTTTCTTACACTTTGCGCGAAGATACGGCAGATATTTCGCAGAATAATTTTCGGCTGTAATGTTGCCGTGGGTTTTCCGGTAGTCGTCAGCGTCAAGCCAGTGCAGGCATTCGTGCAGTGCGGTACTGAGCCGATTATCGGCGCACGCCATCTGTGTCCGAAACTCCGGTGTTTCCTCGACGGCCAGCAAAGACTCGTCAAGGTACAACGCATTGTGCAAAGCGTTGAATGCCGCAGGTGGACCGCCCATTTCGTCATGACTAACAATACAGATATTCGGCAGCGTTTTCCGCTTTTCACAATCGAGCAGCTTGTACACATCGGTAAGTCTGGTATCTATTTCGTGAAGCGCCTTGGGCTTGATATCTGCGTTTTCAGAAAGATATATCTTGTTGTGGCGGTCGGTAACACGGTTGAGCGTTATCTCAGCAGGTTTGCCGTTGACAAGTCGCTGCGCATTTATCTGGTCGGACTTATCTACAACCACAGGCTTGTAAAACTGCGAATTGTCATGCGCCGGCTTTGGAACTGTGATTTTGTTCGGCGCTATTGCCCCATAAGTCCTGACCCTGTCCGACCGATATTTCAGCCCGTTGCTGTCGCAGTAGGATTTCAGTGCCTTGTTCTGCTCTGCCATCTTCCGGCGGACTTCCTTTGCGCCCTCGGTATCGCCCGCAGCTTCGAGCATGTCGGCTTCCGTCTTGGACTTCCGCACCTTGCGTTCAAGTTCACGCTGACGGCAGACCTTGTTGTACAGTTCTTTATCCTCGGTATCGTCGTACTCTACGGAGGACTTCCGGAACAGCCCGTCGGAAACGCCCCTCGGACGATGTCCGCAGTTTATCCCGAACAGCCCGTCCGGCTCGCCGAAGCTCGTCTGCGACAGCGGAATCACCTTGTGCTTGCGCCCGTTGATGTCAGTGATCTCAGTAGTCCTGCCGGAGCGCGAGATCAGCTTACCCTGCCACGGGCGGCATTTCGGGCGGCTTCCGGGGTGAGAGCTCACCTCGAACACGTCCTGCCCCAGGCTGTCCATAGTCGAGAACTGCGCTTCCAAAGCTGTATTCTTCACCGTCGCGCGGATATCCATGTTGACATACGCTTCCGGCGACCACTCCCGACCGGATTTATCCACAAATGCCGGAATGCCTTTCTCCGCCATCTCGTGGATAGTCGTGCGGACTGCCTTTGTGCGGCTCTCTGCGCCGGATACTACTGCAGCGGTATTGCTGTTCAGAATATTCAGCACGTCCTGCTTGTTCGCGACTTCGGACTGCTCCCGGCGCTGCTCCCTCGTCCACTTATCGGCTACCGTATTCACGGCGCGGACGAACGTGCTTTCCGCCTTGTACTTCATGACGGTGTTGACCTGGTTGTACACGTTCTTCGCCTGATTGCGGTAGTGCTTGACGGCGTTCGCGGCGCTCTCGGCGAACCGCTTATCATGCCACATGCCCTGAATTCCGTCCTCCGCGAGCGTATCGTCTATCGCCTGCCGGACGGTATCCGCGACGTCCCCGGGGATTCCCCTGGTGCCTGCCGCGATTATCTTGTGTGCGTCCTGCCGGAGAAGCCCGTGCTTCGCAAGCTGCTTGAGCTGCCACTTGCTGACCTCGTTCAGCTGATGGTCGTCGTTCAGCGAAAGCTGCCGCGCTATCCGGACGAGCAGTCGCTCCTCAACGCTCATGTATGCGTCGGCGATGGGCGCGGCGAGGTTCAGCGCTTCGAGGGCGGTCATGACTCGTCACCGAAGAAATCCGCGATACCTCCGCCGCCGGATTCCTGCGACATGCGCTCCAGTTCCTCCCGGGCGGTGGCTTCGTCGCACTTCTGGACTTCCATTATCGCCTTTACCTTGGATTTCAGCCCCGCCGAAACCAGCTTGATATTGTTGTCTATCAGCGTGTTGTCGTCGATGATGATATTGTCGTTCCAGCCGACCGTTACGCTGTACTCCTGCCGCGTAATCTCTCCGGCCATCACTCCGAGCTGAATCAGCGCCCGAACGACCTTTTCTATTGCTTCGGTCAGCAGATTCTTGTTGTTCTTGGCGGTGCGCGCTGTCTTGCTTTCCTGGGAGATTATCTCCGTTGCCGTCTTCATGCCCTGTTGGACGTCGAAGCTGAACGTCCCGGCGGACAGTCCGGTCTGCATGCACAGAATATTCAGATACGCGTTGATGGCGCTGACGTGCTGCTCTATGCGAAGCTCTGTGGTATTGTCGGTGATTTTCAGGTCCTCGCCGTCCTCATGCCGCAGCGCTATGAAAGCCTCGTCGTCTGCGTCAAAGTATCGCATTACCTTGCCGCTGTCAGGGTCGAGTATGGTCTGAATGCAGGAGCTCGGCACAATTATGCGCTTCTTGCCGAGAATGAACTCGCGCTGGAAGCTGTCGAACACCGTGTCGAGTGCCCGGAGCGTATCGGTGCAGTTCGCGTAAACGGACATTCCGAGCGGCGTGTCGTAATCCGAATTGTTGCTGACGAATGGTCGGAAATACGCGAAAATCGGCTTGCCGTCCGCGTATTCCACTTTGGAGCTCAGCCCCGGGAACATCTCCGAAAGTGGACATTCCCGTCCGAGTTCGCTGTCGGAAGCCGCCCTGAACAGCTTGAACTCCGACCTGCCCGGCTGCATGAACTCCAGCAGGTGGTAGTAATCCCTGCCTTTGGTGTAGGTCCCCGAAAGTATGCCGGACTGCACGCTCGAGCCGTCCCAGCTTACCGGAACGAAGCGGTCTGCGGTGATGTAGTCTATCCGGGGCTTGCCGCCGCTGAGGTAGCATTTCAGCACTGCGCCGCCCATTGCGTAGGCTTTACTGAGCAGTTCCGGCAGCTGCTTCCAGAAACCGTTTGCATTCAGTGCGGAATCTATGTACCGCTGATATTCCGGGCGGTCGAGGGTAATCTCGCACTGCTCCGAAAAGGTCAGCGCCGCAAGGTTGTCGCACAGCACCTTTGCCATATTCAGCCGCAGGAGTTGGCGCTTCCCCCGGGAGAAAAGCCCACCCTTTGCGACCTGCTCCCAGTCCGGCTCGTTGCGGTAAATTCTCAGCCACTTGTCTATGCAGGCGCTGTAATATTCCGAGCCGCTGAACTCCTGCCCGAATGCGGCGGCTATTTCATTTGCGTTCATGTATTCCTCCAAATTCTATGAGCCGGTTCGCGTGCGGCTCCAGGGCGTATTCCAGCGCGTCAAGACTGTCGATGTTTGTCGTGCTGTCGTCAAGGCGCCTGTCCTTCGTGGGGGATTTGCTATCCCAGACGGCTTCTGAGAGCGCCGCTATGGTGTGCCTGCACCGCCGCATGACAAAGAACCTGCCCTGGCTCATGAGCATGTCACAGAGCCGTATGCGGTCGATTATTTCGCCCTTGCGCGCGTTGCGGACTTCCACCGGAATACGTCGTGCGAACACCTCGGTGCGTATGCCCTTGATGAGCACGGTTTCCGCCGAATCGCACCAGATGGACGGCGCCCTGCACTGCGCCTGTGAGCGCTGGACGAATCCGCACACGTCGTCCATGACCTCACCCGGGGTGATTATCTCCTTGCGGTAGTACTCGTCCAGAACGACGATACTGCGGTAGCCCCGGGTAATTCCCACAAGGCAGCCAGCGTGCGCCGAACCGTTTCCGCCGAAGTCAAGCCCCATCGTGCCGATGAAGATATCCGCCGGGACATCGTCGAGAATGAAGCGCTCCGGGTCGTCCGCGAACTGGCGGTAGATAACGCCGTCAGCGGACTTCCACTCCCCGAGGATATACCGCTTGAAGAACACGCCGGTGTACATACCCCGGTAGCGCTCCTTGACTGCCTCCGAGAGCGACAGGTTGTCGTCCATCGTGAAATGCAGATACAGCAGGCGCTTATCCTGCCGCTTGTCTATCCAGCCGGTCTTGAACCAGTGCGCCGGGCTTCCGGGATTGCAGTTGAACCAGAATTTCGAACCGTCCACAGAGCAGCGCCCCGTCGCCTGGTTGACGAAGCTCTCCGGCATGAGCGCCACCTCGTCGAAGAACACGCCAGCAAGCGTGATTCCCTGTATCAAATCCTGGGAGCGCTCGTCCTTGCCGCCGAAAACGTAGAAGTAGTTCTCTGCGCTGTCGCTAGGCTGCGCGGCGTCCATGCCGCGCTTTTGGCGACAGCTACGCAACGTCGTGTTGCTTACGCTGCCGCGCCGGACTACCACAAGGTTCTCCGTTCGCTGCTCGGTGACGGAATACCCCCGGGAACGCAGCATTAATTTCAGCCAGAACAGGACGTTCCGGCGAAAGCTGCCGATAGTCTTGCCGCACATCGCGAAGTTGCAGGCGCTGAATTCCGACATCGCCCAGATAACGAAGCCCAGCGACATCGCAACGGATTTTCCGGAACGGATAGCGCCGTCCGCGATAATTCCGTTGTAGTCCCTCACCGGGGACGAGCGGCACCACCAGTTCAGAACCTTCCGCTGCTTCTGAGAGAACGGCTTGAACTTGAATACTGCTTTAATCTTCATTCTTCCAGTCAACCTCCGCCGTTCCCTCAAGCGCCGATAGGAAGCCGTCGTCCGGGGTCTGCTCCTCCTCGCCGGCGAGCTTGCGTTCCTGGAGCTCCACCTGCTTCTTCTGGAGCTTCACACGCTCCCCGGAGCTGCCCTCGCCGATAAGGTCAACGATAGCGTTAAATGCCTTGGTGTCCCCGAGCGCCGCCTGCCGAACCATAGCCGCGACTACTGCCGCGCCGTAGGTCGGATTTGTTCCAAAGCCCATGTCCACAGTGCTGTTGTATATGTCGTCGTTCACGATATCGCTTGAAAGCAGGTCGTTCATCAGAGATTTCAGCGCCTTTTTACGGCGGCGGGTCTCGCCGGATTTTTTGCCTCCCCGGGAGTTGATTTCTCTCACTTCGCTCTCACTTCGTTCAGAAAATGGAACTAAATTCTTGTCATTCAAACATCACCACCTACTTGCATAAAAATAGCGCCCGGGCTTATCGCTGGGGCGCTTCTCAGTATTTCATGATACCATTATAGCACATGTAAAACGGACAAAACGGACAACTTACAGCTTATCCATGAATCTGCTGTAAATCTTCCGCACCCCGTCCGGAGAATTATTCCCCCCGACCTCATAGGCAACGCGTGTCCAGCCGAACAGGCTCACGCAGCGGTAGTACA